CTGGCCGAGCCGCGGGCGACATGTGGCAAAGTCTCAAGCAAGTCGAGGTGGTGAAGGAAGCATGAAAACACTCGAACAGATGGCCGAAGAGGCTGGCATCAGCGTGGAATTGGCCAAGCAGGGCGGCGGCATCGACACCTGGTATGGCAACCAGTACCTGCCTGACGGCGCACTACAGCGCTTCGCCGCCCTGGTGGCCGAGCGGTGCGCCGCCATCGGGGTGCGCGTGTGCCAAGAGCACGATGACCTGCCCGACCGGCCGAGCCGCGCGAACGCCATCCTCGAAGCCATCCTCGCGGGCTTCCCCAAGCCATGACTTGGCGAAGCCCGCTTATTGCGTCGGCAGCGCGAATATGTTAGTGTCTACTAGCAGTTGCTTAGGCGCCAGCTCTCATTGCTGGCCCTCTTTTGCCCGTCTTGCGGCGGTTCCGCATGCGTTGCGAGAAGCGACATGACAGACGATGCGATCAGAATCGAAATCTTCCTCTGGCACTGTGAGCTAGAAACTCGCTTCCGTTCAGTCGGGCGTGACTTGATCGGTGAGGGGCGCACGAAACGCTACGCCGGAAATGGTCGGCTGATCGAGGATACAGGCTGGGTGCCGACTGGCATACGGCTTATCGCACCACCAGAAGAGCCGAGCGCCCCGTGGTGGAAGTTCTGGGGCTGACATGCCATTCACTCAAGAGCTAGCAGACCGCATCTGCGACCTACTGGCCGAGGGTGAGCCGCTCCGCCAGATTTGCCGACGCGAAGGGATGCCAGCTTGGCGGACTGTTTACGATTGGAAGTCTGAGCGCCCCGCGTTCGCCGCACGCTTCGCGCACGCGCGTGAGGTTGGCTATGACGCAATTGCCGAGGAGGCGCTGCAAATCGCGGACACTCCGCTGGAGGGAGTCGAAACAACCACCGACGACAAAGGGTCGAGCGAAAAGCGCGGCGACATGCTGGGGCACCGGAAGCTACAGATCGAGACTCGGCTTAAGTTGCTCGCCAAGTGGTCGCCTGGGCGGTACGGCGACCGCACGGTAATTGCGGGCGATCCTGATGCACCCCAGCGACACGAGCACGCTATCATTTTGGCTCCCGACGAGGCATACAAGCGGATGCTGGGATGACCTGGGCGCCGGACTACGAGGCCGAGTACACGAAGCGTTCAGAGCGGCTGGCGCGCATCAGGGAGCCGGGCTACGACCTGGCGGCGCTCAAGGCGTATTACAAAGATCACCCCGTCGAGTTCATCAGCGAGTGGGGGATGACCTTCGATCCGCGCAATGCGGAGATCGGGCTGCCAACCACGGTCCCATTCCTTCTGTTCCCAAAGCAAGCTGAGTTCGTTGTCTGGTTGCGTGAGCGCTGGCTTGGGCGCGAGGACGGCCTTGCCGAGAAAAGCCGCGACATGGGCGTGTCGTGGTTGTGTGTGGCCTTCGCGGTCTGGATGTGGTTGTTCCATCCCGGCACGGTGGCGGGCTTCGGGTCACGCAAGGAAGAGTACGTTGACGACCTGAACGACCCCAAGTCGCTGTTCTGGAAGGTGCGGCAGTTTGTCAACCTGCTGCCGGTTGAGTTCAGGCCCAAGGGCTGGGATGCGAAGAAGCATGCCCCGTTCATGACCATCAAGAACCCCGAGAACGAGGCGACCATCGTTGGTGAATCGGGCGACAACATCGGGCGAGGCAATCGGACCAGCATCTATTTCAAGGACGAGAGTGCGTTCTATGAGCGCGCAGAGTCCATAGATGCCGCACTTTCGCAAACATCGAATTGCAAGATCGACGTAAGCACGCCGAACGGCAACGGAAACCCGTTCTATCGCAAGCGCCACGGCGGCAAGGTCAAGGTATTTACATTCCACTGGCGGGATGACCCGCGCAAAGGCCCGGATTGGTACGCCAAGCAGCAGAACGACCTAGACCCCGTTGTTCTGGCTCAAGAGGTGGACATTGACTACAACGCCAGCACAAGTGATGCTTGGATCAATGGCGAGCTAATCGAGGCTGCTCAACGCCTTGGCCCGGCAGATGTGGAGGTAAACGGCCCTTGGATGATCGGCGTTGACGCTGCGCACATGGGAGACGACGAGAGCGGTATTAGCAAGCGGCGAGGGCTCCTGACGCTGCCGCTCGTGATGCGCAGCAAGCTTGACGGCCCAGCGCTGGGTGGTGTGGTTGAGGAGCAGTGCCGCGAGCTTGAGGATGCGGGTGGCGCCATCGGCATGATCTGCATTGAGCTGGACGGGCCTGGCGTGAGCGCATATGACCACCTCAAGCGCACCAAGTACGCAGCGGTGACATTCGGTGTTCACACTGGCGCGCAGCTCTCTGACGACCGAAATTACAACGTCAAGGCGCGGATGTGGCGCGCGGCCAAGGACTACCTCAAGGTGGCCGGCTGCTCTATGCCAAAGGATCCGGAGCTAAAGGCGCAGCTTGGTTCCTACCGCTACGGCTACAAGGGTGGCCTGCTTCTCATGGAGTCCAAGAAGGAATACAAGAAGCGATTAGGGCGCTCGCCTGACCGCGCCGATTCCTGGGTGCTGACGTTTGCCGCACCACCGAAGCAAACAAAGCCCAAAAAAGCATACACACCCCCTCAAAGCTGGATGGCTGGCTAGAATCATGGTTTTCCTGTAAAGTGTGCGCACACTAACGTGCGGCACAATGGCACAGGACACCCTAGCGCAGGCGAAAGAGCGGTATCAGGACGCGCAGGACGCCGTGTCCGACCAGAACGCCCGCTTCCGGGAGGACCTTAAGTTCAGCAACCCGGCATGCCCCGAGCAGTGGGACGACTACGCCAAGACGGCCCGCCGCGGTCGCCCGATGCTGACGCTGGACCGCACAAACCAGTTCATCAGCCAGATCGTCAACGACGCGCGGCAGAACAAGCCCAGCATCCAAGTGCTGCCGGCCGACAGCCAAGGCGATCCAGCAGTAGCGCAGCAGCTCAACGGGATCATTCGGCACATCGAGTACACCTCTCGTGCTGGTATCGCATACGACTGCGCTATCGAGTTATCTGCGCGGGTCGGGCTGGGCTGGCTGCGTGTGCTGCCTCGTGTGGTGAGGCCAGAGACAAACGAGCAGGAGATCATCGTCCAACGGGTGCATGACCCGATGAGCATCTGTCTGGACCCAAATAGCGTGGAGCCCGATGGCTCGGACGCGATGTACGGGTTTGCGGAAACGGTGATGACCGAGCGCGCCTTCGAACGTGCGTACCCGAAGGCGAAAAAGCTCTCGTGGGAGAGCGAAGGCGATGAGTGGTTCGGCCAAGACAGCATCCGCATCGCCGAGTATTTCAAGGTCGTCGAAAAGGAAGAAAACCGCATTGCCATTGACGGCCCCGATGGTGGTCGCATGACGGTGGGCGAGGATGAGTACTGGCAGCTTGCCAAGCAGATTGGTTACTCGCCACCAGTGCAAGACCAGTTCATCGCAAAAAAGCGCACGGTGAGATGGTGCAAGATGACTGGCGCCGAAATTCTCGAAGAGACTGATTTCCCCGCTGATTGGGTGCCGCTCATCCCTGTGCTCGGATACGAGCTGTGGGTGGGCGGCAAGCGCTACTTGTGCGGCATGGTGCGGCGCATGAGGGACGGGCAGCGTCTGCACAACTACGAGGCCAGCGCGCAAACAGAGGCCATGATGGCCCAGCCCAAGGCCCCCTTCATTCTTGACCGGCGCTCAATTGATGGTCACGAGGACGAATGGGAGGCCCTCAACAGCGGCAATCCCGCCTACCTGTCCTATGAGGGCGTAGACGACGCAGGCAATCCGCTGCCGCCGCCGATCCGCCTAAGCCCGCCAGCGTTTCCAGCGGGATTTGTGAACGGCGAGACGCGCGGTGCGCAGGAAATGCAAGCGTCTGTCGGCATGCACAAAACAAGCCTTGGGCAGCAATCGAACGCAGTCTCAGGGCGCGCAAAGTTGGCCGATCTGCGGGAAAGCGACACCGCCAATTTCCACTACATCGACAACCTGCGCCGCTCAATGGAGCACATGGGCCGGATCATCGTATCCATGATCCCGCGCATCTACGACACGCGCAGGCAGGCAAAGATTCTTGGCGAGGATGGAGAGCAATCCCAGGTCGATGTAGACCCGACGATGGAACAGGCCGTCAAGAAGCAAGGCGGCAAAGTCATTGCGATCAATCCCAACGTCGGCGCGTATGACGTGCGAGTGAAGATCGGCCCGAGCTACACCAGCATGCGCACAGAGGCCAGCCAGCGCCTCGTGGAGATAAGCCAAGGCAACCCAGCATTGGGTGCTGCGCTGGCCCCGCTGTTGGTCAAGCTCAACGACATGCCGGAGTCCGACAAGATCAGCAAGGTGGCAATTGCACTGCTGCCGCCGAACGTCCAACAGGTATACGCCGAAGACGAGAACGACGATATCCCGCCAGCCGTGAAGGCGCAGCTGACTGCACAAGGCGAGCAGATGCAGCAGATGGCCGGCGCGATGGAGCAAGCCAGCTCTGTGATCCAGGACTTGCAGGGCCAAGTGGATGAAAAGAACACCGCTGTGCAGGAGCAAGCGAAGGCCGCCATGGCGGAAATCAAGGCCGCGCAGGCCGGGCTACAGGCTCAGGCGGATGAGATCGACGCCAAGAAAGAGCTGTTCGAGCGTGATGTACGCATCGCGCAGCTTGAGCTGAAGTTGCAGCAGCAAACACAGCAGGCCGCGTTAGCAAAGCAGGAGCAAGCCGTAATGAGCAAGCCAGAGTCGCCAAAAGATGAGTCGGGGCGTGGAAGCGATGAAGCAATGGCTCAGACGGTGAGCCAGTCGCAAGAGGCCATCGCTGCGGCGCTACAGCAGACAACGCAGGCAATCGCTCAGCTACAGCAGCTGACCGTGAACGTGCTCGAAGGGCTGGATGAGGTGGCGGAGATCGTTGCGGCGCCGCGTGAGATCGTATTGCAGCGAGACGAATCGGGGGCCGCGATTGGCGCGCGCTCTACCGTACAACTTAGCGAGGGCCAATCATGAGCAAAACCAACACCTGGGAGAACGATCTCCTGCTGCTGATGTTCAACAACACGGATAGCAGCTTGCACGGGGACGCGACCGGTCTGCGCGGCAGCTCCACGGCCGGCAGCTACTACATCAGCCTGCACACTGGAGACCCGGGCGAGGCCGGGGACCAGACGACGAGCGAATGCACGTACACGGACTATGCACGCGTCGCCGTCGCGCGAAGCGGGGCGGGATTCACGGTCACGGCGAGTGCTGTGGCGCTGGCTGCTGACGTGGTGTTCCCCGTTGGCTCTGGCGGTAGCGGCACAGCGACCCATTGGGGCCTCGGATGCTCGTCGAGCGCGGCCGGGAAGCTGCTTTACAAGGGCTCAATCAGCCCAAGCATCGTGACGGGCAGCGGCGTTACTCCCACGCTCACGGCCGGGACGGTGGTCACCGAAGACTGAGCGATGAAGCCGGAAGACCGCGACGACGCGCTCAAGCGTCTGGACGTGGATTGGTTCATTGCCGCGTTGGCGAATACGCCGTTCCCGTGTTCTGACCGGGCTGCCCTACTAGAGCAGATGCACATGGCCCGCGTGGCCCACGATGGGCTGCCCGAGCAGATGCGCGCGGAGAGCCGGGCATTCGTCGAGAGCAAGCGACGTGGCTAACCTCTCGTTTCGCGCTGCGGCATCGAATGGCGACAACACATTCACAACCGCCACTGACTCGGCGACTGTGCCGACCGGGACGGCGCAGGACGATCTAGAGGTTATCTGGTACTCGTCGGCGCTGATTGCCCCAGCTGGCCCGCCGACGCACACGACGCCTGCCGGATGGTCTGTGGCCGGCACGACGACGATGGCCGGGATGGCGGGCGGGCTGCTCAATAGCCGAATGACCGTGTACCACAGGGCCGCACCCGCGACTCCAGCGGCGGCCACGCTCACGTCGAGCGCAAACGCTGCGCATGCGTGGACCCGCACGGCGCACGACAACCCCGATTTGGCGGCGCTGTTTGGGCAAGTGACGTTCGGCACGTGGACCGGCACAGCACCGACCGCGACAAGCATCACGACGACCAAGGCAAACGCTCTCATCTCCGTGTACATCGCTCAGGGCACTGCCCAGGCATGCACGCCGGACGCAAGCCTTACCGAGCGCATCGACAACGCTACGTATGGCATTGAGATGGCTGAGGCCATCCAGGCAGCGGCAGGCGCGACGGGCAACAAAACAGCCAGCGTCTCGGCATCTACGGATGGCATGTGGGCGTTCTCCGAATTTTGGTCGGAGGCTAGGGCAGCGATCACGTCCGCAGCCGGGGCGTCCACTGCTGGGGCGATTGTTGGGTCATCCGTCGCGGATTCGGCGATCACGGCAGCTGCCGGTGCGGGGGCCGCAAGCGCCATTGCTGGGGCAGCCGTTGCCGAATCCGCCCCGACTGCAGCCGCAGGCGTCGCAACGTCGTTGTCGTTGGCCGGCGCGGCGACTGCTGCCTCTGAGCTTGCTCAAGCCGATGGCGTGGCGACTGCGGCGCAGCTGGTGGCGTCATCGGTTGCCGAGTCGCAGCTGACCGCAGCCGGTGGGGCGGCAACAACGTCTACGCTCATCGGTGGTTCGGTGTCCGAGTCTGGCATCACGCCAGCCGCTGGAGCGTCCACGGCGAGCACGCTAGCAAGCGCTGGCGGGGCCGCAACGATCACGGCCGCATCAGGGTACGCGGTCACTGGCACGCTGGCCGGCTCGGCTGTAGTTGTGGCGTCGATTGTCCCGGCTAGCGGCGTAGCCATGGCATCCAGCATCACGCCCCTTGCCACCGTCCCGGCCGAGCAGCCGTCAGGCGGATATTGGCCCTCTTGGCCGGCGCGCACAGGGGCCGGGCGCGAGAAGCGACAAAAGCCAGCGCCGCTGCCTGCCGTCGATGTTGCCGCCCAGCAAGAGCGCCTTATTTCACGTCGCGCGCTGCGCGTCGCAGAGGCCAGGGATAGCCGCCTCGTTGAGCAGCTAAGGGCCGCATACGCAGAGCGTGATGCGCTCGTATCTGGCGTGCTGACTGAGCGGGCCAAGCAGCTCCAAATGGACGAGGACGACGCGCTTTCCATGATTCTTGCGCTTGCAAGTTAGCGACCACTAAGTTACGCTTAGTGTGTAAGCGCTCACTTGCCGGGGCTTGACGGCATGAATCATTGGACTCAATGAGCACTGAAGCCCAAGTCTCGCCTGACGCAGAGACTCAAAACCCAGCGCCTGACACCGAAACGCCGGACTTGGTGGCCCCGGAAGCAGTTGATGCAGATGCGGAGCATGAGGCGCAGTCCGATGAGGCTGATGACGCCGACAAAGCGCTCAAGCGGATGCAAAGACGCATCGACAAGCGGACAGCTGATGTCTACCGCACCAAGGCTGAAAACGAACAGCTGAAGGCGCGATTGGCGGAGCTGGAAGCGAAGTCAGAGAAGCCAGAAGAACCGCGGGACAAGCCAGATCCGATGGCGCTGGCCAGGGAAATCTCCCGGGCTGAGCGCTTCGCTGAGAAGGCAAACAGCTTGGTTGAGCAGGGCACCAAAAAGCACGCCGATTACATGGGCGCATTGAAGGACTTGGCCGCAGAGGTCGGGGACTTTGTGAGGCGCGACGGGACACCAAGCCCGTTCATGGAGGTGGTGCTGGAGGTGTCAGAGAAGCCGACCGAGCTGCTGTACCACCTGGGAAAAAACCCGGAAATCGCGGAAGAGCTGGCGGACCTGGGCCCGATCAAGTTGGCAAAGCGTCTCGACCGAATCGAGCGCGAGCTAGCCGAGGCGGGCGCGAAAAAGACAAGCAACGCTCCGAAACCGCTTCAGGAGGTTCGCGGGTCGGCCGGCGCATCAAGGGCGCTCGCTGATCTTGAGGACAAGGACTTCGTGAAGAGGCGTCGTGAGCAGATCGCCAACAGACGCTGAGGAATTGAATCATGTCCAACCTTTTCAAGGTAACCGACCTCGTTGCCAAGGAGTCGCTGCGCATCGCGCATGAAAAGCTCTCCTTCATCGGCACCGTTGATCGCCAGTTCGACGAGTCGTTCACCATGTCCGGCAGCGGCCGTGCTCCGCATGGCTCGACGCTTCGGGTCAAGTCGCCGAACCAGTACAAGCGCCGTCAGGGCTCGCGCGTCATGGACGTGCAGGACCAGAACGAGCAAACGCAGACCATCACTGTCGCTACGCAAGACGGCGTGGATATGCGCTTCAACTCTCAGGAGCTGATCCAGTCCGTTGACAACGATGGAGCGTTCGACGCGCTGTCGAAGAACTACATCGAGCCCGCCATTGCTGTGATGTGTTCCGGAATCGAGGCCGATTTCTTGGCTTACTGCACGAAGGCCACGTACAACTTGGCCGGGACTGCCGGAACCGCGCTCACCGACCTGGTGGCCGTGGGTGCCGCACGAGCCAAGCTGAACCAGTCGCTGGCCCCGAAGGACGGCAATCGCTACATCCAGTGCGATTCCATCGCCATGGGCGGGATGGTCAATGGCCTCAAGGGCCTGTTCCAAGACTCCGCCCAGATCAAGGAGCAGTACCGCGAAGGCATGCTCGGCCGCACGGCCATGGCCGACTGGTACGAGAACGACCGCATGTGGACGCTGACGAACCTTGGCGACGTGGCGGGCGAGATCAACAATGGCACGCTCACAAGCGGCATTACTGCGCTAACCGTGGATGGCTTCACTGCCGCCCCGGCCGTGGGCGCAGTCTTCACGGTGGAGGGTACGTACGACGTGCACCCGGAAACCAAGACCGCCTATGCGCACCTGAAGCAGTTTGTGGTTACGTCGGCGACGACCACCACGATCAACTTTAGCCCTGCGCTGATCTATGACACCACGGACCCGCGGCAGAACTGTTCCGGCGCACCGACCGATGGCGACGACATCACTCTTGTCGGAAATGCAAGCACCAGCTACGTGCAGCAGCTGATGTACCACAAAGAGGCGTACCAGTTCATCACGGCTGATCTGCCGCTGCTTGACGATGCGCAGAAGTGCGTTCGCAAGAAGATGGACAACCTCAGCCTGCGCGTCTGGATGGCATCCGACATCCGCAACGACGAGCTGCTGATGCGCGTGGACATCTTGTACGGCATGGCCGCCCTTCGCCCTGAATGGGGCTGCCGAATCATCGGCGCCGCGAACGCTTAAGGAGAAACAAAATGGCTTCCAATTCTTCGGCAATCTCCAGCGTTCTGGAGCGCCTCAGCTACGGCGCTCCTGGTGGCTGCATCGCTCCAGGTCTTCACCGCGAGGTCATCAGCGGCGTCGGCGCAACCCGCACCCTTCTCCCGGAGGAGTCTGGCGCGCTGTGCCTGCTTGATGTCGCAACGGGCGTCACGTTCACGCTGCCCGCGCCAGTCGTCGGCATGCAGTTTGAGTTTGTGGCGACAGTCTCGCGCACCAGCACCAACGCCTACAAGATCATCACCAACGCTGCAACGGTGTACCTGCTGGGCGCGTACATGGTGGGAGACCCTACGGTTGCAACCTCTGGTGACGTGTTCACTGGTGACGGCACGTCTCACGTGGCTATCACGCTGGATGCGGACACCGAGGGCGGCCTGATTGGCACAACCCTGCGATTCACGTGCATCAACGCAACGCAGTGGTATGTCGAGGGTCTGGTGCAGGGCGCAGGCACCACCACCAGCGGCTTCGCAACCTCCTGATGAAAGGGCGGGCGCTCTATAGCGGGGCGCCCGCATCTCTATGGCCTACGTGAAGCACGCATCGCTCGGAAACAGGCACGTCGCGGACAGCGAGGCTGACAAGCTCCAGGCCGAAGGTTGGGTCAAGTGGCCGCGCACAAAAGAGCAGAAGGCCGGAGCGGCTCCAGTTGTCAAGCAAACGTTGACAACTGACGAGTTCATCGCGGAAGTTGTCGCCGTAGAAAAACGCAAGCCCGGCCGGCCACGTAAGGGGTAAACATGGCCACTACCGCCCTCGATCTCATCAAGGCGGCCATGAGCAAGAACAACGTGCTCGCGGCCGGCGAGACGCCATCGGCCGAGGATGCGCAGGTGTGTCTGAGCCGGCTCAACGCGCTGATGACTGCGCTTGAGAACGAGAACATCTTCAACTACACCACGACGCGAACCACCTTCACATTGCCAGCGAATACGGCATCCCGCACGGTTGGTGCTGCGCAGCAGATTGCCATGGTTCGCCCGGTTGAGTTCCTCAAGGGCTCATTCAGCCGCCTGAACAACATTGACTACCCTCTGGAGCCGGTTTCTGAGCAGGAATACAACGCCATCAGCGTGAAGTCCACGCTCAACGCCGTCGCGCCTGAAATCTGCTTCTACGACGGCGGCACTCCCACGGGGAATGTTTATTTCTGGCCCCCGGTCGCATCCGCTGTTGAGGTGCACCTGTTGAGCCCGGCCCCAGGCGGCGAGGCGACAGACACCAGCACCGCATACAACTTTGCCCCCGGCTATCAACGGATGATTGAGAACGGCCTTGCGGTGGAGATTGCGTCTGATTTCAACGTCGCACCATCCCCGCTTGTTGTGCAGCTCTACATGAGCGCCAAGCGCATGCTCAAGCGCACCAATGCGCGTGTCCCGCAGCTCGATCTGCCCGGCAGGGGCGGGCGCAGCGACATCACGTCGGACTGGGTATGACGCCGTTTCCGTTCATCGGCCCGGCCTACCAGGGGCGCAGTGACAACTACAGCGCGCAACGCTGCGTTAACTGGATGCTCGAACCAGGCAAGGGAAAACAGCCTGCTTTGCTAGTCGGAACACCCGGACTCAGCGCTCCGTGGGCCACCCTATCGGGTGGCGGCATGCGAGGCACCTATGGTGTTGACGACAACACGTCGATATGGGTCTGTGGGGGAAACGTCTACAAGCTAACGGCAGCTGGCGCCCCTACGATCATCGGCACCGTTCCTGACGACGCACGCCCGGTACAGATTGTCGGGAGTGGCAGCGATATTCTCATCACGTCATCCGGCAGCCTCTACTCGCTCACCCTGACGGGGACAAGCTCGGCCCTCATTCAATCCAACATTGGTATGGTCGATTTCCTCGACGATCACTTTGTTGCGAACGAGAACGACAGCAACCGGTTCATTTGGTCGGATGCTGTCTCGATCACATTCGACCCGCTGAATATCCAGGCCGACAACAGCGCCCCGGATATCCTGGTGGGCCTCAAGGTGGCGCGCCGTACGATGTACCTGCTCGGGCGCAAATCCATTCGCTCCTGGTACGACTCTGGTGGCGCAGACAATCCGTTCTCCCGCATCGACGGCAGCTCATTCGAGGTGGGCTGTCTCGCCAAGGATTCAATCGCCGAGATTGATTCAGTGATTTGGCTGGGCGGTGACTCGAACGGCGCCGGCCGCGTGTGGATGGTGGAAAGCGGGGCGCCACGCCCCATCTCAACGCCGGCCATCGAGTACGCCATCAGCCAGTGGCCCGACATGACCGACGCAGAGGCGTTTACGTACAGCCAAGAGGGCCACGCCTTCTATGTGCTGTCTTCCGTCTCCGGCAATGAAACGTGGGTGTACGACATCAGCACGGGCGAGTGGCATCAGCGCGCGTATTTGCACGCCTCTGGCGCCCTGCATCGCATCAGGCCGAGGTGCCACCTCTACTTTGCCGGCATGAACCTCGTGGGCGACTACGAGAACGGGAACATCTACGAATACGACCTTGGCGCCTACAGCGACAACGGCAACCCGCTGCCTGCAATTCGTTCTTGCTCGACTTTGCAGCAAGGCCTGGAGGTGCAGAAAACCGTGTCTTTCCAGCTCGACATGGATACAGGCGTTGGCCTGACGACCGGGCAGGGGTCTGATCCTCAAGCAATGCTGAGGTGGTCAAAGGACGGCGGCAAAACGTGGTCCAACTCGCTGTGGCGCAGCTTTGGAGCGATTGGCGAGTACAGCAAGCGCGCCGTGTGGCGCCGTGTTGGTGGCGGGCGCCGCATGGTGTTCGAAGTGACCATCACGGACCCGGTGAGGCGTAACGTAACGGGGGCCTATCTTGGCTAACCGCGTTCGCAACTTCGAGCCCACGGCGGCATGGAGCAACCCTGACGGCACGCTGACCGAGCGCGCCAAGGGGTGGACGCGCTCTGTGTTTGACTTCATCGGCGCCGGTACTGGATCTGTGCCGATTGGCAGTCTCGGGGGCGACGGCACCACGACCAAGTTCCTGCGCGCCGATGGTTCATTCGCCGTCCCGTCCTATCCGGTGGGGGCGAACCCGACCGCAAGTGTCGGCCTGTCCGCAACCAATGGCAGCGCGGCGACGTTCATGCGCTCCGATGCTGCGCCGCCCCTTAACCAGGGCATCGCGCCCACGTGGACGGCTCTGCACACATACAGCGCCGGCATCGTGTCAACGACTGGTGTTTTTTCTGGCGCCGTGACGACCGGGACGTTCGGCTGCAACGGGCAAACAGCCCAGGCCGCCGCAAGCGTCAATGCCGCGGTGGCCGGGACCGCCGGTGCGGCCTACACCGCAACCGAGCAGGGAATCATCAACGACACCGCGGCGCTTGTGAACCAGCTGCGCGCAGCACTAGTTGCGAACGGGATTGCCGTATGAGCTACGAGGTCACAGGCTTTACGTGTGGCTGGGCTGTGCCCCAAGCGGTGATGCGGGAGCGCATCCTCCGTCTGCAAGACGAGATGCTGCCGATCCAGTGCGACATGCCGGAAGCAACGCACCACTACGCAAAAGGCATGTACGCGCGGGAGTTCTCTATGCCTGCCGGAATGTTGGTAGTCGGCAAAAAGCACAAGCACGAGCACCTAATGATGGTGCTCAAAGGCAGAGCAAAGATCGTTACCGAATTCGGCGCCCAAGAAGTTGCCGCTGGGTTTGTCCACGTGTCCCAACCGGGGGCAAAGCGGGTGGTGCATGCGGTCGAAGACACGACCTTTGTCACGGTGCACCTCAATCCAACCGACACGCAAGACATTGAGCAAATTGAGGCGGAGCACATCATCCCGGAAATCGAGGTGATCGAGGCCGCAAAGCAACATAGGGGGCTGCTATGAGCTGGGGAATGGTGGCAGTTGCCGGGGCTACGCTTGTATCCGGCGTGATGGGTTCAAACGCGGCCAAGAAAGGCGCGCAAACGCAGGCGGACGCAGCGAATCGAGCTACCGATATTGGCTATGCGCAATTCGAGCAAACGCGCGAGGACAACGCGCCATGGAGAGCGGCCGGTGAGCAGGCCCTCAACAAGCTGACCGGCCTCCTCAACGACGGCAGCCTGACGAGCCGCTTTGCCGGCACCAACGTGCAGAACGAGCCGGGGTACGCCTTTGGCATGAACGAGGGCATGCGCGCTATCGACAACAGCGCATCCGCCCGCGGCGGCATCGGAGGCGCCGCGCTCAAGGCCGGCACTCGATACGCCCAGGACTACGCGTCAACAAAGTACGGCCAGGCCTTCGACCGCAACCGCATGGAGCAGTCGGACATCTTCAACCGGCTGTCCGGTCTCGCGGGCACCGGCCAGCAGATCAACGCCGCCAACAGCGCGGCGGGTCAGAACTACGCCAACATGGCCGGCAACAACATGATGGGAGCGGCGAACGCCCAGGCGGCCAGCGGCATGGCTCGGGCGAACATCTATGGGAATGCCCTGAACCAGGGTGCGGCTTGGTACAACCAACAGCAGCAGCCGGCGCAGTATCAGGCCACTGGAGCCGGGTGGGCCGCTCCATCTGGCGGCGGTTTTGCTGACGTAAGCCAGTGGGGGTACTGACATGCCTATCGACACCTCCATGTACCGGCAGAACCCCCTGCGCTCCGTGTCGGACTATGAGGCCGACTTTGCGCGCAACGACCTACAGAAGCAGCAGATTCAGCAGAACGCCATGTCGCTGAAGGCTGGGCAACTGAGCTTCCAGGACCGCGAGCGGGCGATGCAGGACCAGGCCACGCTGCGCAACGCGCTGATGGGGCTCGGCCCCGGGGCGACCGACGAGGCGCGAATTGGCGCACTCAAGGGCACGGGTCTTCCGGGCGGATTCCAGCAGGCCGACGCGCTGGAGAAGGCCATGCAGGAGAAGCAAAAGGCCGCTGCCACCGTCCAGAAGGACACGGCCACCGCAGAGAAAACAAAGCTAGAAACCGGCCTCCAGATGTTCGAGGTGATCGGCCAAGCCATGAGCGGCGTGACCGATCAGGCGTCCTATGACCGGGCTCGCCAGCAGATCGCGGCAGCACTACCGCAGTACGCCGACAAGATTGATCCCGTGTACAACCCGCAGGCCGTGGCCGAGAACCAGCAGAAGGCAATGTCCATCAAGGCGCAGATGGAAGAGCGCCTGAAGCTGATGCAGTTCACGGAGATGGCCGAGAACAATCGGCGCGTCGATCAGCGCATCCGTTCAGAAGGCTCAGCGAACCGATCTGTGCAGATGCGCGGGCAAGACATCAACGACGCGCGCTTGCGAGAGCTGACGCAAGTCACCAAAGACAACGCCGCATCAACGCGCAAAGAGGCGGCCGACGAAAAGGCGGTGACCAAGTTCGCTGACACTTTGCAAAAGGAAGGCATCCCCGAGATCGAGTCGGCGCTTTCCATGGCCGAGGGCGCTGTCGGTCGCTACAAAGACAAGCCTATCCCCGGCGTCGGTCGGGTTGCCGGCCTACTGCCTGCCGCCATGCTGACAGACGAAGGCAGTGACGTGCGCCAATCCATCGCGCAGATCAGGAACATTGTGCTCCAGGCACGCTCTGGCGCCGCCGTGACGGACCAGGAACTTCGCAGGATGGTGGAAGAGTTGGGCACTGGCGCTCAGTCAGATGACGCATTGCGCCGCGGCCTAGTCAAGCTGCGAAATAGGTTCGAGCTAGTCAAGGCCAACGCCGCCGCTGGGGTGTCTGACACTGTAAAGGGAACCTACGAGGACCGCGGCGGGATAAAGATTCAGCGCGGCGGCTCTGGTGGTGCAGCGCCTGCTGGCGGGCCAAAACAGGGCACGATTGAGAACGGATACCGATTCAAGGGCGGTGATCCAGGCGATGCGAAGAATTGGGAGAAGCAGTAATGGCATCGGGGCCTTGGGAGAAGTACGCAGCACCTGTTGCGGCTCCTGCCGAGGATGGGCCTTGGGCGAAATACTCGCAGCCTGAAGCGCCGCCATACGACCCCAGCGCAGGCGGCGGCACGCTGCAATTCGGCCCATGGGACACCGGCATCAAGACACCGGAAAGCGTAGAGCGTGGATTGGCTGGCGTCGGCAAAGCATTCGCCGATGTTGGGCGCGGGGCCGGTCAGTGGCTCGGCATGGTGAGTCGGGATGACGTTGCCGAGTCGCGCAGGCTGGACGCGCCGCTGATGAACACGACGGCCGGCACAGTAGGGAACATCGTTGGGAATGTGGCGATGCTCGCGCCCACGGCCATGATCCCGGGCGCCAATACGGTTGCGGGGGCTGGCGTGGTTGGCGCCGTGGCTGGCGCGGCGCAGCCGTCTGTGAGCACTCGTGAGACGCTGACGAATACGGGGTTCGGTGCGGCAGCTGGAGCGGCTGGGCAGAAGGTGGCCAACGTCATCGGCAACAAGCTCGCCCAGATCGGCAAGCCGAACCTGTCCAAGGGGCAGGAGGTTGCGCTGAGGAAGGCGGAAGCGCTGGGCATGAAGGCAACGCCCGGCCAGCAAACAGGCAGCCGCGCCCTGCAAAAAGTTGAGGCCGCGCTTGAGTCGAACCCCATGACATCGGGCGGGTTCGATGCGGTCAGAAACCAGAATCAGGCGGCCCTGAACCGGGCTGCTGCGAAGGCAATTGGCGAGAACGCAGACGAGCTGAGCGCCCCCGTGCTTCAGCAAGCCGAGCAACGAATCGGCAAGGTGTTTGACCAAGTAAAGAACATCGGCCCCGTGCCGATTGATCCCAAGGTGACAAACGCGCTTGCAGGACTGGTGCGCGACACAGACGGCTTGATCGGCAACAACGCCAGCTTGGCCGACAACGCGCTCATTCAGCGATTTGATGAGTTCGCATTCCAGGGCGGGGCGACTGGTGAGCAGCTGCGCTCACTATCGAGCAAGATGGGCAAGGCAGCCAAGAACGCCATGACCAGTCCGATGGGGGACAGAGAGCTTGGCGCCGCCCTTTTCCAGGCGAAAGAGTTGGTTGATGACTCCATCGAGTCGGCCCTGCCCGGGGCGCTGCAAAAGTCATTTGGCGAGGCACGCGGGCAGTACCGAAACCTCATGAGCCTGACGGCCAAAACGAACGTAGTGAACCCGTCAAGCGGCAATGTGCAAGGCCGCTCGCTTGCCAATGCACTGATGAGCAAGGACCGGGGCGGCTTCACGATGGGCCGCAACGATACCGACATGTACAACGCAGCCCGCTTCTTCCAGGCATTCCCCGGCATCGTGGGGGACTCAGGGACGGCTACGCGGAAGCTCGGGGCCGCCGATTATCTGGCAAGCATCCCTACGAACCTGTTAACTCGCGCGTACCTCAGTGCGCCCGTGTCGGCTGCCGCGCGTGGCGCGTCCACCGGAACGCAAATGATCGGCCGCGCGGTTGGCCCAGCGCTCCCGCGCATGGCCCCGCTAGGGTCGATTCCTGCGGGACTTTCTGCCGCCGATCTGACGCAGCAGTAGGGACCGCAGACGAGAGGGCGGCATGCGCTGCACCAGTCTTCTGGCCGGCAGGCAAATCAGCCCGAACAGGACGAGAGCCGCAAGCGGCTTAACCAGTAGCGCAACAAGCCAGCTCATGGGCCAATTCTAGCCGGCACAAACCGGCCTCCTTGAGCCATAATCAGTCTCACAAAGATGTGAGCACTCACTTATGGCGCAGCTGATTCCTTATTCGCGCTTCAGGGCGGTAGGAGACGACAACCTGCCGCTTGTCGGGGGGAAGGTGTTCGCCTACGTCCCCGGCACCAGCACGCCAAAGGACACCTACACCGACCACACGCTTGGTACGCCGAATGCGAACCCTGTGATTCTGGATGCCGCTGGTGAAGCCACGATCTTCATCAGCGGAGACACTGATGTCACTCTGACCGACGCAGACGAGGTACAGAGCTGGGGGCCAATCAGGGCCAGCGATGCCACGGTAAACGGCACGCTCACCAACGCCACACTAGCCGGCACGCTGACGGTCACGAGTACTGCGGTGACGTGGAGCGGGAATCCAACGCACAGCGGGAACCACACGTTCACGAATAACGTGACAGTGAACGGCAACGCCACCCTTGGCAATGCCTCCACTGACACACTGATCATCGCGCCAAACGCGGTGACGTGGAGCAACAACCCGACACACTCCGGGAGCCACACATTTGAAGGCGTGGTCACGTTCGACGAAACACCGAGCGGGAAGCTTGCTAGCGGCGCCTACACACCAACGCAGACGTCGGTAACGAACGTTTCCAGCTCAACGGCTGCCGTTTGCCCATGGACTCGCTCGGGCGATGTGGTGACCGTGTTCGGCTCATGTGACATTGGCACCACCGCTACCGGGACGACAGAACTTGGCATTTCCCTGCCGATTGCCTCTAGCTTTGCGGCCGAGGCCAACTGCGCAGGCACCGCCGCAACCACTGGGTCACTAGGGCTCGTGCCACAGGCGTACGGAGCGATTCGCGGCGATGCGGCGAATGATCGCGCGGCCCTGAAGTTCACATCGCCAGCATCCGGGGTGAACTTTGCCTTCTCCTTCTCCTTCTCGTACAGGGTGCTGTAGATGGCCGTCGCACTACCGGAGGGCAAGCAAAGCTTCACCACAGCAACCGGGGCGCCCGGGGTCGGCTATAAGCTCCATACCCACGTGCCGGGCACAAGTACGCCAAAGGCAACGTACACCACCAGCGCAGCCAGCGTAGCAAACACAAACCCCGTCATCGCAGACGCGCGTGGCGAAATGTCCGTGTATTGGGATGGCGCCTATGACGTTACGCTGAAGGACGCAAGCGACGCGACGATATGGGGGCCGGAGAGACTTGAAACGCCAGAACCAGCCGGCATCCGCGCAGACCTAGCCAACACATCAGATGCGACGAAGGGGGATGCGCTGATTGGCTGGGGCGCCATCACAACCATCGTCGATGGCGAGTTAACGCGCTACTCCACCCTTGCGGCGGCGGTGTCTGGGCTGGGCAGCACAGCCGCCGATATTGTGGTTCGAGACTCCATCACTGTTTCTGATGATCTGACAGTTCCATCAACAGCCGGCGTTGTGGTCGATAACGCTGCAGTGGTCACAGTGGCGAGCGGCAAGGTGCTTACTTTCTCTGGGCCATTCAAGTGCCAACCCAGGATGGCATTTGATGGCGCAGGCGTACCGATCCTCAATGGCGCACCAGAATACAAAGCTGAGTGGTTCGGTGTCACCGGCGACGGTGACGGAATAGGTGGAGGAACGGACAACTCCGCCGCGCTCGCAAAGGCACTTTCCGCTATCACACAGAGCGGCAGGAATGGAATTCTCAGGCTGCTTCCTGGACGCAAATACCGCTGCGACGAAGGGCTTGCGGGCGATGTCAGCGTGCACACGCTCATCGGCCAGAAGACGACCATTGATTACGCGAACCTCGACGCTGCAGATTTTGGGCTCACGCTCAACGCAGACGAAGACCTGGTGGGGGGCGGCAGTTTCTATGCTGCACCCAATTTCATTCAGGGAATAATTTTCAAGGGCCTGCAAGGCGCCGGCTCGACATCTCCGCCAGCGGTCACAAGAAACGGCCTACTTATTGCCGGCGGAACATCCACCGTCGTGACAGGATACGAAATCAGGAACAGCGTGTTCCAGAATTTCACTGAGGCGATCCAAGCCAAGACTGACGCTAACGCCCAGGCGATCACTTGGAGGAAGTGCAACCTCCTCTGGAACACACGGAACCTGTACCTCCCGTTGGCCGTCAGCGGCGCGGCGGGCTCAATGTTCTCCTACGAGGACTGCTTTTGGAATGGCGGGGTTACCGGCCTTGACATCCAGAATCCACAGGTCCACGTCATCGTCAAGGGCGGCAATCTTGAGGGGATGACAGAGAACTACATCTACCATCTTGCCGGCACGCTTGAGCTTCACGGCCTCCACCTTGAGACCGGCACTGACGCAGCCGCCTACGTCATCCGACAGCAGTCAGGTCAGGCCGGCTACGCGAGTGTTTTGTCTACCCTCAGCGTTCACGGCTGCCAGATCACCGTCAAAGGTACGCGCACGGTCCCCGCTTTCGATTTCTCGAAGGCGTGCAGCATCACGTTTGCGGGCGGGTCAATAGATACGGAGAACGCAACACACTCCGGCATCTCTATTTTCAAGTCTGACGCGGCCGGCGAGGGCTCAGGAAGCCTCACCATTGTCGGCACCCGCCTACAAAAGGTTTCCGCAGATGTGATCGGAACCTTCCCTGGAACCGGCATTTATTCCGGCATCACCGTAAACGACCAGTGGGGCCGGGTGGCTGCCGTTGGGGCGACTGACTACACGGGTGTTAATGCGGGTTCTCCGACGGTGACGCCGACAAGCCTGACAGTTACCGGGTCGCCTCAGTATTCGTTGACATTCACCCGCTTCATGGACCGTGTGCACTTCACGCTGCGCATCACGGCAAACGGCGGCACGACAGCCAGCACGGCCGGGACGACTTACTTTGAGGGGTTGCCCTACGACCCGTTTGAAAACTCCGCCGCCTCTTGCGTGACAACGACCGGCGTGGATCAGGGGTCAGCTCTCGTCTCCACCGCATCGGCTGGGCGCATCTTCCCGCCGACGTGGGCGGCCGATGGGCTGGATCGCGTCATTACGGGAAGCTACAAGGTCTAAACAATGAGCGCAGCTGATATCACGGCGCAGGCCGCCATTACCGGGTCGAGCGCCCTCTTCGTGGCGCTGCTCGGCGTAGAACCGCAGGCCATCGTGTGGAGCCTGGTGGGGTGCGTGCTGGGGGTCACTCTAGCTAAGCCGGCAAGCCGGCTCTATACCGTGTTCCTGTTCCTTGCGGCCACTCTTGCCTGCGCACTGTGGGGAACGATGGCATCAGACCACTTCTTCGGCGGATCTGCGCTCGCACGAAACAGCATTTCTGTTCTTCTCGGTGCCGTTTTCCACCCGTTGCTTGCCGCGGTCATCGGGACGATACCCGGGATAGTCACGTGGGGCGCGGAGAGGGTTCAGCGCCTATTCGGGGGGCATGCATGAGCATCCTTGACCTCATCGTTCTTTCGGCGGCGATCCCTACGGTGCTGGCCTACGTGTGCCGCCTGAACATGCTGCGGATCGGCTCTCACAGGGCGTCCGCGATTCTCCTGCATGCGGGGCCTGCCGTATCCAGCATCTGGGCGGGGTACGACGCATGGAATGGGCATGTCTCCCCAGGTGACATCGCGGCCCTCTTGAGCGCCATCGTGTGGATATTCGTCAGCTACTCCACCTGGAAAGACGGCGTACCAGAACACTTTTCCAAGAACATGCGAAGGATGTTTTCATGAAGCGCCTATTCGTCTCACTATTGCTGCTGATTGCCGCCACCGCCCAGGCGACAGACTGCGGCCCCAAGGCAGGCAAAAACCTGCGCTTGGGCATGAACATCAACCCATCCAGCCCGGGCCTGTGGTGGTCTTACTGGTGCATGGAGAGCGGCAAGTACAAGCTCTATATCTCAGCCATCCGAGCACTAGATGCCGCATCGGTCGCATCTGACTACGCAACCGTGCTCAACGCTGAGAACTACGGCGCGGCCATCGCTGCGTTTGCGGCGCGCAACCCGGCATTGCCGCAAGACCCGAACGATGCACGCGTGCTGCCCATCTGGCAGCCGGCGCAGAGCCTCATCTACAGCAGCGAGCCACCGATCCCGATGAAGTGGGTCGTGGCGCCGAACGGTAGCTATGCCACCCGACAGTGGTGGGCCATCAATCCGACGACGCTGGTGCTCGGCGCCAAGACAAGTGGCGCCCCCGTGGGCGTCCAGTGCTGGCCCGACGTGGGCGGAAAGATGCAGATTGAAGATGGCAACGAAGTCTTCTACCTGCCATTCGGCACCACGATGGAGAAGGCCAGAAACGACCGGGTGACGATCTGCGTGAAGGTGCCGGCATGAAGGTTACCCGCGACTCTGGCGGCAGGGCGGCGGTTGACTTCCCGAGTGCCGACAGGATGGCGGACCGGCTGATGGAGCAAGGCCGTGCCGAGGCGGAGCACTACGTAAGGATGGTCACCGATGCCGTTTTGCTCCAGAGCTTTAGGGCGGCCGAATTGTGCCGGCAGTACGGATTGGAGGTTCCATGTACGACGAACTCACAGTACAGCTACGCAGAGATGAAGGCGAGCGCCTGAGCGCCTACGCGGACTCGCTGGGCTGGCTCACTATAGGCATAGGCCGCTTGATCGACTCACGCAAGGGCGGCGGCATCACGCGTGAGGAATCCGCCTACCTGCTTCGCAACGACATAGCCAAGGTTGACCGCCAACTACAAGAGCGCCTCCCGTGGGTTGTGACGCTCAGCCCGGCAAGGCGGGGAGCCCTGCAGAACATGGCATTTCAGCTTGGCATAAACGGGCTGCTGGGCTTCAAAAACACCCTCGTGATGATTGAACAAGGCGAGTATGCGAAGGCTGCTGACGCCATGCTGAAGAGCAAATGGGCGGAGCAAACGCCGGAGCGGGCCAAGCGCCTGTCGCGACAAATGCTCACGGACACGTGGCAATGATCCCCCCGTCCATCAAAAGCTACGTCATGGCCGGCGCACTGGCTCTTGCCGCTGCCGGCTGGACTGCCGCAGGAGTGCAGACCTATCGCATCCGAGGCATTGAGCTTGATGCGGCAGAGAAGCGCGCAACAGACATGGAGTCCGCAAGGCTCAAAGAGCGCGCGCAGCAAATCGACACATCAAGGATTCGTGATGAAAAAGACGACCAGATTCGACAAGTGGCTGCTGAGCGCGACCGTTTTGCTAGCGAGCTGCGCAAGCGCGCCGACCGTCTGCCCGAAACCTCCCGCGCCTCCTGCGCCGGTGCCACTGGGGCCGAACTTGCAAATCCTGATGCAAGATTTCTTGAGGGGTACGGCGCCTTCGCTAGAAGTCTTCAGGTTGAACTCCACGCCTGCCAGAAGCGAGAGGCCATAGGCGCGGGTCAGTGATTGGTGCGGTTTCGCTTCCGCAACCAAAGGTTCTCATAGGAGAGGTTTCGTGTATCGTTGCGGAAGTAATCGCCAGCAAAGCCCCGCCAGTGCTCAAAACGATATGGGACTCAAAATCCCGTTCCGCAAGGAGTGTCGGTTCGATTCCGACCCGAGGCACCACCCCCGCTTCAGGGCCTCATCGTTTCCGCATAGTTTCCGCAACCGCTTCCGCAACCGCTACTGTAAACTCGGCCCCACTTCTTCACCAAGTGCTTCGCCATTTGGTCGCTCCCGGGTCTCCCCTCCCTGGGGCTTGCCGGCAAAGTACACGCCGGATTCAACGCCTCCGAAGCTCTCGGGCTCGGAGGCGTTGTCTTTGTCCTGCGTGCTCCGGTTGTCTACTTCGATGCGCGCGGCAGCCGCGCGGAGGGCGAAAATAGCGCGTTGCTTGGCGTGTGGCGAATTCTCTTCGAGCGCTGCTGCAATGACCCGCAAGCGTGCAATGAATGCAGGAACGTTGCTCATCTAACTGGCCTCACCTTCACCGCCTTGGTTCTGTAATGCGCAGCCGTGATGGCTTCGCTGCTGTGCTGCAAGAGCTTGGATGCTTCGGTCAAGTCGCCCGCCAGATCGGCCGCCCTCTTGCGCATGTCGCGCAGGTACATCGCGCGGAGTTGGTCAGCAAGTTCGGGGTGCTTCTTGGCTGCTGCTTCGCGGGCTTCATCCCACCAGTCGCGCAGCATGCGAGCTGACACCGGGCGTCCCGTTGGCGTGCTGAGAAGCATCAGATGACTTGCCTTGATTGCTTTTCGCCTAGAGACCAAAGAAGCCAAGACCGAGCCAGCCTCGATCTCGAACTCCACCCGCTTGCCAGTCTTGCTGGCTGACACCATCAGGCCACGGCCCTCCGCACCAGATGGCATTGTGCAAAGCCTGACATCGGTCAAACGAAGCCCGGTCGCGCTCGCTAAGTCCATCGCGTCCTTCAGCGGCTGAACTGCTGCTGAATGTACTGCCGCAAAAAGGGCATCGGTAACCTCGAACTCCCGAGGCGTCTCCTTGTTCTTCCATTTGCTTCTCTCCATGCCTGCTGCCGGCCAAGGTAGGGCCGTATACCCCTCGCCAAACGCCCAGCGCCAGATGATTGAAAACAGCGCCATCTCCCGGTTGCCCTGGGTCTTGGCGGTGCGCTTCTTTAGGTACTTCTTTAGCACCGGGAACGTGATGCTGTCCCATGTGGCCGTGTTGAACACCGGCCGCAGGAACTTGAGGCTGCGCGCGTAGCCCTTGCGTGTTTCATCGCTGGTGTATGTTGGCAGAACCTCCTTCTCCCAAGCATCGAATGCCTCTTGGCAGGTGCCGATGATGCGGGGCTTTTGGTTGTGCAGCTCATCCCATTTTTTCAGCGCCAACTCGTAATCGTTGCCAAGCGGTTCGTCGGGCAGGCCATCTGCGCGGCAGTCGTAGTAGTAGCTTGTCCAGACTTGCCCCGCTTTGCCCTTGCGAACATGAACGCGCAGCCGGGGGTACTTAGATTTGCGCGGCATTAGCGGACATTCTCAAGCAGCGCCCCCGACGATGGCCGCATGGCGACACCGCGCACCCATGCCTCAACGTGAGCAGCGCAAACGATTGGGCGTCCCAGGTGGTCAACGCGAAACGGCACGCCGTTTGATCGCAACCAATCGCATTGTTTGTCGGGCATCTTGTAGCTCGTCAACTGCCGGACTTCAGCCACGCTTAATGTCAGCATCTCAGCCTCCACTCTCCTGCCCGCGGAATTCCACAACCCACACCCAAGGGTTTGCCTCCCAGCTGCCGGGGCCGTTGATCGACTCCCACAGATCGGCGTACCACTGGCGCGGGTCATCGCCTTTCGCCATGTTCGGGAACGGGCAGCCTTCAGCCATGGCGTCACCGCGGCTGATGTCCTGCAACCGCTCTACGCGCACGCCCGTGACTTCGAGCGTGACGCGGCTGGCCCAGCGGGGCATGAACATCCCGGGGCGCGGCTTTGTCCAGTCACCGCTCGCCGGGTTGCCGTCGGCCCAGCAGTGGATCGGGTCAGTGCTGTGCCAGTCGCGCGGCGGATGGCGCTCCTGATGATGTGGTCCGCTGAAAGACTCGCGCACCCACAGTCGGTCGCCGGGCTGGCCGTAGGGGCAGCGCAACCAGCAGTCGCCGTCCTCGTTGCCCGCGCCGAACGCGTCTGGCCCGGGCTGCTCGTCTCCGCGCCGGTCAATCACCGTTGGCGAGAACACCTGCGGTTGCATAGGGGCCCAGTCGTCTGGCGCGCCCTTCACCACCCGCCGCGTCTGCGTCTTTGTGCCGGCGAGGATCGCGCGCACCATCGGCGCGCTCATCAGGATCGGGCGTTCTTTGGATGCCGTCATGTCCCACTCTCCTGCCCGGCCGCCAGAAGCCGCGCATACTCGATCAGCTCATCCCGCATGCGCTTGCCGTTGTCGCCAAAGGCAAAGCGCAGATTTGTGACGAGAAAGATGGCTGCGTTCGCGTCGGCCCTGGCTTCGTCTCGCTCTCCGGTCAGCCGCTCGATCTCTGCACACAGCGCACTGATGTCGCGCATGCGCACCGCGGGCCAGCCGTCTGGTGTGTGGTCGGCCTCGAAGCTGCGCATGCGCTCCAGCAGCTGGGCGACGGGCTCGGGCTCTATGCTCACGGGAGCGGCTGGCGCTGAGGCGAGGGCCACGAGGCTGTCAACGTTCGCAGACTGCTCCGCCTCGACCTTGTTGTTCATCAGGCTCGAACGCATTGCGGCTTTGATCTGCTCGTCCAGGCTGGATGCCGCGGTGTTCATGACCCCTCCCCGCGCTGGGCGAGGGAGGCATCAAGGATCGCGTGCATGCAATCGCTGGCCCCGGTCTCCGCATCTGTCTTCAACTCCGGATAGTTCAGACCCTCCAGTCGCCGGTACCTGTCTCTGATTTCCTCGCACAGCTTTGCGCACCGCTCGCGCATGGCCGCCACGGCGTAATTCACGAACGCCACGAATTGCTCGGCCTCTTCCCGATCCGAGCCAATCTCTAGACCGTCAAAGCCGTTCCCTTTGAGCGTCGGGCGCTCGTCTTCGCTGTAGTGCTTGACGACAAACGGCTCTATCGTCCGCGCCCCTGTGGCTGGCGCCTGCTTTTTGATTGGCCGTTCGAGATTCGGCGGGAACGGCCAGACGCCCCCGGGGATGTAGGGCGCGCGTGCTGGTGGGGTGGCGCCGACGATCATTACGAGGGTCAGCTCGTCGGCGATGACTTGGAGTTCGTCCGCTTCGGCGCGGAGCTGCGTTGCGCTTTCCTCGTCTTTGATCAGCGCAAACGCGCGAGTGTCGTAAGCTGATCTTTCAACGCACCCCCTCGCGATGCTCAGTTGCCGGCTCGTCAACCCTCGCGCGGCTGGCGCTGGGGGTGCCGCCCCTGTGGGGGATGCGAGAGCGGAGAGGGCTAAAGCCGCCTGCAACCTATCGTAGGCGGCTTCGCGCTTGCCACTCAACGCGGCGTACTTTTCAGCGTCCTCTCCCATGTAGGCGCCGCAGTCGAACTGGGCTTGACCGTAATCGAGTATCAGTTCAGTCAATTGGCTTAGCGCCTCGGCTGCCTTCGGTGGTGTGGTGTTCATGTCAGTTCGCCCTCTTCTTGGGCGGTAGAGGTCATAAGCTCACTCAGTTCCTGCCACTGACTCGATCCTTCGACAAACTCGCATTGCGCCGAGCAGGAAATGTCGGGCTCTTCGTCGTAGCGCCCACTGTTCGGGTCAAGCTCATGCAGGTAGAAGCGCTGCCCGATCAGCGGGCCGGCGCGATGGCGCAATAGGCGCGCACCTGGGCCGATTGACTGCTCAATCTGCGCCATCTCCTCAAAGTCGTCGGGGAAGTCGCGGCGAATCTTGTTCCAGTAGCCCGCGCCGCCCTTCACGCAGCCGATGCAGTTGGCGTTGTGGTAGCCCATGCGGTACATGGCCGGCAGATCGAGCCCCGCACGCTCGACCATGGCGAGCACGTCGGCTTTGCCAAGCTTGGCCTCGATCAATGGCGCAATGGCGCGCTTGTGGTTGTTGGCGTCGATCCAGTCGTCGAATCGACCTTGTTCCTCGGCCGTGTACCCGAGCACCAGCGTGTCGCCGGGCTGCTCATACGTGGCGAGCAGTTCGCGCTTGAGGGCCAGCGAGCACGGTGCGCCGCGCCGCCCCTTCAGGTAGCGGCGTTTGCGGAACAGAGCCCGCGTGGATGCACCGTATTTTTTGTCGCGCAGCACGGTGATAGGGCGCCCGAACCAGCCTTCGCAATCGGCAAGGAACCGGCGGTTGTCCGGGTGCTCTTCGACGATCTCGGCGTTGACGATCACAACCTCGTGCGTGTCGCGGTACTGGGCGAGGGCAAGCTTCGTGGCAACCGCCGACGCGGCCCCGCAGGAGAATTGGCAAACGATGCGGCTCATAAGCCCTCCGCCTTGGGCGGCTGTGGGGTGTCGTCGAGTGCCTTCTCTATGGCCAGCGCAAACTCATCGATGGCGGTAATGCGCCCACCACTCAGCACCTCGATAGCGCGTCCAATTTGACCGGCGAGTCGTGGGCCGTCCCAGGCAGGGACAAGCCAGTGCATGTACGGCAGCGCATAAAGCGCACGGGAGACCGTCAGCAGGGTCCGCACCAGATCGTCGTGCTCGTCGGCCTGCTGGCTCGGTGCAGGCGCCTGTGTGGGGCGAGCGGCGAGGGCGGGCTCGCCCATGAACGTCTGCCCCTCGGTTGCTTCTCGCAGAGCGCGGACAAGCTGTGCTACCTGCTCGCGCAACTCCTGCCCCACCATCACAGCATCGTCGCGCTGTTCGCGGTAGTCGCAGATTTCACAGTAGAGCGGCAAGCCAGTCTCGGCCGAGCGCAGCAAGAAGCTCGCGGGGTGACCGCAGGGCTGCACATCAGCCGCAGGCACGGGCTGGGCCGAGCCGAAGGGGGGTGGCAATTTGCCCCCACCCTTGCGCTCGTCCGGCTCCACCTCTCCTGCGCCAGTGGAGAGGGCGGCGAATGCCCGCACCATGTCGCCTGCAGTTCTTCCATACCAATCGCTCTTGGCTTGGTCGTCGCACCACGCGGCACACACCTTCAGCACCCCCGCTGCCTCGGGCTGCGCTGCCGCCTGTGTGGGTGCGAGGGCGGCGTACTCGCGCAGCATGTCTGCGGCGCGTTGAGCGGTTACCCCGCTGATGTGCCAGCGATCCTTTTCAAGTGCGGCCGCAAGCTCCAGCGGCGTCTCTGCTGTGGTTGTCATGTCTGTGCTCCAGTGGACTGGGAGATGGCGGCGCGGGCTTGCCACAAGCGCCAGCAGAATTCCTTGAGGCCGCCACCGCTCTCGTTCTTAAAAAACGCGTGATCGAAAACTGCGCGCTCATAGTCCAGCGCTTTCGTGTGTGGGTTCATTGCGGCTCCTTGGTGGGAGAGGCAAGACGGGCGCGGAGCATGGCGTCGGCCTGCTGGTAGGCCCACTCGGCGCGTTGGGCGAACGAGGAGCCCCCCGAATCAAGGCAGACAGCGTGTAAGACCTTCGCAGCGAAGTAGTCGCGCAGGGACATGCCCTCCTGTACCACCTCGCCCATGGACCCGTGCGACGGAAAAGCATAGGGATTGAAGGGCGTGCTCATGCCGTCTGTCCTTTTGATGCGCGGGCGGTGTCGATGGCGGCGTCCAGTCGCTCGGCCCCGTCGCCGATGGCGTCATCGTCTTCGCAAAGGATGCGCACTCCCAGCGTCCCTCCGAACTGAGATGGGCAAGCGCGGACCTCAAGCCAGTGGTCACGAAGCCACCGATACCGCTCTGCATCAACGAGGTCGGCGTTCGCAGGCTGAGCCGATGCATCAGGGTGAGGGGCGAGGGCACGAAGTCGCAGGCCTCGAAGATCGGTGGCCCACGATTGCATTAAGCCTGTGTAGCCGCCCTGTCTGGCCCATACGGTCCCCGAGCGTGAATGCAGCCAACTCGCCACGCCTTCCAGGATGTTGTGCTCGTAGTCGGACAGGACGTCGCGCACGGCCGCACTCCCTACAGGTGCCGCTGTCGGCACGCGAGACTGCATCCACTCCACGAGCCTCTCCGCCAGTGCGCCGGCTCCGAAGATGCGTATCGCTCGCGCCAGTTCGTCAACGTCGGGGGCCGCAGGCTGGGCTGTGCCTGTATTGGGGGCCTCTGCTGCTGGGCGGGAGGCAACCCAGGCGCGGAGAGTGGCGCGCAGCTGCTCTGCAGTGAACACCGCATAGGCGTTGTGCCTCGCGAAGTCAGCCGGCGAGACAATGATGGTCCCGGTCGGCGTGAGCACTGCGTAGCCATCTGGCTCAGGCAGCGGGAAGTCTTCTGGTGTGGTCATGTCGAAGCCTTCCTCCAGCGGGATGTAGGACCGCACCAAGCCCTGCGCGCTCATGCCTCACCCCGCAGTTCTGCTTCTGTGGCGGGGCGGATGATGGTGCGGTCGCGTAGTGCGCGGTTGCCATCACACGCTGCGGCGCGCTTTGCGGGAAACGGGCCAGCAGACTCGATGCAGCCAAATCCCCAACCACCGGCAGTTTTTTTCGCAAAAACTTCCTTGCCGCTCGGTCGAACAAGCAGATACACCCGCCCCTCTTCAGGCACCAGCTCAGTGGGTGCGGAGGGTGTTGAAGGTGGGGCTGCTCGCTTTGCCGGGCGATAGAAGTAGCCGCCCTCACGGACAAACCTTTCTAGATTTTCGTCCCGCAGCGACACGTCGATCTCATCGGCCGAACTCCAGCTGAAGTGACCCTTCCAGTCGTACTCGCCGGCCTTGAGGTCTGGTGCGTCCAGCGTGAGGGGAATCCAGCCGTCTGCATCAGGCGTAGAGGGTGGGGCAGCCTCAGGCGTGGCTGGGATGTAGTTCCACCGCGTCGGGACCGGCATGGCGCCAATAGCTTTGGCCATGCCGATAAGACTGTCTATGACGTGCACCACACTCCCACCGTCGGCACCAAAATCCACACCGAAGAATGGAAGTTGTGGTGGCGCATCCAGCAGCTTGCGCTCTGCCTCTTGCTCTGCGCTCAGTCGCACCCGCTCAGGCGTGCGCCTGCTCGGCCTCACTGGCTCATCGCGGGAGAGTAGGGCGGCTAGGGGCTGCCAGCCCATTCGGCATTGGTGTGTCATGTGCTTTCCTTTTTCATTTGGCCGGCGCGCTTCGGCTACGCGGCTGCGTGTCTCACCGCAGATTCATTTCTGCGCGTCGTGTGGCTTGCACCGTGCGAGCCCAATCGAACCGCATGCGTGCAACTTCAAGCCGCCACTTGCACGACAGCGCACGCTCTGTGGCGACCTTGAGCCCGTTGAGAAGCTCGATGTAGTCGCCATGCCGGTAGGCCTCGCGCTCTTGAATCGCCGCTGATGTAGAGCCGTTAAGCTCCGCTTCTTTCATGAGCATTGCTTTCTTGGATTTGCGGAACTCTCCCAAGTGTTCCGCCTGGGCCTGTGCCTGGGCGTACTCGATGGCGAGGGCCTCCAGTTCCGCGAAGCGGGCTTCTGTTTTCTCTTGGCTCACACAAGCTCCTTGATGGTGTCGTTCAACACAGAAAGCTCCGTCTTCTTCATCGCTCGCCAGATGGACTTGCGCCCGTGAATCCCGTTGTGCGCCCCCATGTGGCAGTCGCGGCAAAGAGGGATCGACGTGAACCACGAACCCTGTTCGATCTCATGCGCATCGCTTGGCCCAAAGTCTCCGCAGACGGCGCAATCCATTTCCTTGATCCGCGCGACGTGGGCGCGCTCGACGGCAGTCATGGCTGGCTTGTTCTTGCTCTGCATGGTTACTTGATGGTGAGTCGGTCGCGCCTGACCAACTTCGCGCCGGGAACCTCGAAGCCGTCCTTGAAGGCCTTTTTCATCAGCACCTTGTCGGGCACCTCTGTAGCAGGCACCTCGCGCAGGTAGTCCTTCGGAATCTGCGCGAGGTCGAAAACTTCAACTGCCTCGTCTCGATCTTTTTCGAGCTTTGCAGTGAAGATGCCGCGCTCGTCTTTGATCTCCGTGAGACCGCAGGCGGCCATGTGGCTACGCAGGTACTCCCGAAGCCATTCCGACCGCTTGCGGGCCGTTTTGACGCGTGCCATGAGGTCCTTGGCGTAGCCCTCAACCATCTCTGCCTGCCGCTCGTCCTCCAGCAGATAGGCTGCGACGGCGGCAGACTTCGTGGCGACGATGGCGCGGGCTTGCTCGAAACCCTCCGGTAGCTCGCCCGTTTCTGGGTCGATCTGTTCGAGTAGCTTGCGCACTTGATCGGCGGCGGCGTGTAGAGTAATTTGCATGGCGTGCTCCGTTCAGAACGGCCGGTCTTCTGTGTTCGGGGGTACGCCGTCGTAGAAGTCCGAGTCATCACGGACAGGCGCGGCAGTCTTGTTCTTGCGGTTGTCCCGCACCGGACGCTGGATGAGTACATCCAACATCGACGACAGCCGCTCGGGATTCGTCTTCCGCGCGTACATCTCCGATGCCGTCAGCTCCGTCTCGGCGTTGAACACGGCGAAGATTTGGAGGCGCTCCACGTCTTTGCCCTTGTCGCTGGTTTCGAGTGACTTTTGCAAAAGGAACCCGATGCGCCTCCCCATCAGCTCCGGGTAGCCGCGGACATCAACCTGTTCGCGCATGCCCTTGTCAGCGTTCCATTTCTCGACCCGAATGGAACCCTCTTTTGCTTCGTGCACCTTCGCGCAGCAGAGGATGGCATTGACGGTCTTGAGTCCACTAAGCTCCTGGCCGTCCAGCTTCGTGTGCCAGATGTCCAAATAGTCCGCGGTTTGCCCCTGGTCGCTTTTGAAGGAAAGGCCCAGGCCAACGGTCCCGGTGCTCGCGGTCAGCTTTTCAGCTCGGGTTATGACGCCGATGTACTTGCCGGTTTCCTTGATACCGCTGACGATGTTGTCCGCGGCCTTTGCCAGTTCTGAATTGAGTGTGAGCATCACGCCGCCTTCTGTTGTTGAGTGGGGATTTCGTAGTAAGAGCAAATGGCCGCATCGACTGCCGCCAGGTCGTTCTCGATGTACATGTCGGGAAACATGTCCATGGGGCTCTTGGTGGTGTCGCTGCCGCTGTTCTGCGTAGCGAAGAGGAATTGGCCGTCGCGCACCATCGTGCGCAGGACGATGGTCACGAGCCCCTCGGGGGTGATCTTTTCGTCCAGCAACTTGCCAATCGTTTTCATCTTCGTTTTGCCCTGGTCGTCGCTGGCGGTGTGGCAAAGGATGTAGACGCGGCGGCTCTCGGCAAGGCCACTCGCCGCGCGCAAGATGTCCCACGCGTGGCGCCCGATCTCGGTGAACTTGTCGAAACCCTTCTCGTCGCTGCGCCGCATGAACTCATTGGCAAGGACGTATTGAAAGTCATCCAGCACGACCACGGGCCTCTGAATGCTCAGCATGGCGCCCTCGATGAAATGCGCGTTGTCGGTAACGATGACCGAGCCTTGCTTGGTTGCCTTGTTGTATGGCGCCCAGCCATTTGTTCGGAACGGCAGCGGCTTCCTGACCGCTTGGATCAACAGCACATTAGCTGGGGCGAAGTTGCGCAGACTGGCGCTCTTGCCGGTCCCACTCTCGCCCAAAATCATGGTTGCAATCGACATGTGATTCCTCAGAACGGCAGGCCACGGAACGCACACCCGAACGCGATGCGTGCGGCGTAGCGGGCCGGGTGAAATCTTCGATATGCGCGGTACACGCTCACGAACTCGACGAGGCGGCTCATGCAATCGGCTCCGCCAGCAGCCACTTCGGGCCAAGCTCTTCAATCGCTCGCCTGACACGCTGGGCATTGCGCTCGCGCAGCTGGCCCATCAGCTCATCGCTCACAACGCCGCGCAGTGCGCCGGGCTGGGCACCTTCAGATGCGCTGCAGTCGTCGGCTTCAAGATCGCAGAAGGTCATGGCGCAATCACTCCAAGTTCGTAGCAAGCGAGAAGGAAAAGCGAGAGCCCGATGCCGACGGCTAGAACATTGGCCATAAAGTGGTCGATTGGCTTCACTTGATGCTCCATTCCGCTGAGATGTGGAACACAGTGCTGGACTTGCCGCCCCAGGCGGGCGCGAAATGGATGCGAGGCCGAGCGCCCAGCAGATCAACGGGCACCAGGTACGACACGGCCGCGATGGGCGCGAGGTATGTGCGCGTGAACCCGTTGCCGTCCGCGCACTTGCGCTGATAGCCAGTGCCGAGAGCCAGCGTCAGGTCAACAGGCCCCACGGCGAACGATTGGCCGACATACACAGTCGTGCGGCGGTAGCTGTTGCGATAGCCGCCGTACACGAGGCCGGACGCAGTGCGTGCGTAGATGCCGGGATTCGTGTCCGTCTGCCCACGGTCAGGCAAATGAGCCGAACCGATGTGCAGGCCAATGGCGACCGGCGCGAGGAATGCGAGGTCGATCATTTGGCCGCCCCCAGCGCTGCGCGTACACGCTCCACACACCGCAGGCTCCACACCGCTACTTGGCGAATGTTTCGCTGCGAGTCGATCCGCACAATGTGAATGCCGGTGTTGGCAGGCCAGAACTCGATGCGTGTCATGTCCGGCCCTCTGCGCGTGCGATCAGGGCGCGCAGCTCGTCGGCGGGCGTGCCCAGCTCTTCGTAGAGCGCGAGGAGGTTCTTGGCTTCGGCGAGCAACTCTGGCGCGGCGGCGATCAGGCGGGCGTTCGCTTCGCAGACCGCCTGATCGCCGACTTCGCGTGCACTCACGATTGCCAGCTCGCGGTAGCGCCCGCCGGGCATCAGGACTGCGGATCGCACGTAGGCGCCTTTGAGGCCGTGCGCGCAAGCGTCATTGCGCAACCATGTCCACGGCCCCGGCGTGTGCTTTGCATCAGCCATGTGAGCCTCCAGTTTTGGAGGCGCGCACGCCCTGTTGACGGGCGGCATGCTTCAGGCGCTTGGCGATCTTCTTCGCGCCAGCTCGTGACATATCGGCCGTCTTGTGGTGCACGTCGTGGCCGGCAACGTGGCGGCCTTTCTTTGTGTCGGGTGCGTAGGCTTTCATGCCGCGCCTCCAGTGGCTGCGGCGATGGCGGCGCGGGCCCGGTAGGTCTGGTGCAGCCTTACGGTGCCATCGCTGCACAACACCCAGACCGTGGTGTCGATGTCAGCGTCGTTCGCACCCTCAATGCGTGCGCGGTACTCGGCGAATGCGAGGGCATCGACCTCGTTGCGAAACTCTGCGAGCTTGCGACGCGACAGGACCTTGGCCTCGCGCCAGACGCTAAAAAACATTGTCTCGTTGGCCATTGACCCCGGCGTGTGCGCTCCCGCCTGATTGGTCTGCGCGCTCATGCAGCACCGCCGTCGTAGGTGATCGCCAGGAGCTGCTGAATTTCGCGCTCCAGGTCGGTCGATTTTTTCTGCGCGTCGGCGACGACCTTCTTTTGCTCAGTCCGCAGCGCATCGATCTTGTTGTTGATGATCTGGTCGGTCGGCTCAAGGGTGATCTGCACTTGCGCCGTGCCGATGCGCGTCCACTCGGGCGCCATGTCGTGCTGCGAAAAATCAACGTCTCTGACGATTGCGGCACCATCTCCATCTGCCAGCTGCTTTGGGCCTAGGCTGCTGTACGGCGTCAGCCACACGCCGACTTTGCCGCTGATGACACGCGAGGCGCTCATGCAGCACCACCTTCGCGGCTCATCTCGAACCGCTGTTCGGCGTGGTACTCACGAGCCTGGGCGGCCACATCGCCGGGTGCGTGGCAGCAGTCCAGCGCCATCGAGAGGCGCGCAGCAGCGTCTTCCACTGCTGACAGGCCATGTAGGCCATCCAGCTCGCCCATGAAGTCCTCAACCACGGCGGCCAGTTGGCATGCCCTGGCATGGCTGCGATAGGCGCCTTTGATAACGCGCAGGGCTTCGGCGAACTCGGCGTCAGCCCACTGTCGGGCTATCTCAGATTGATGCAGCTCTGACTGTGTGGGGAGGTCTCTTTGCATTTCCCATCTCCTTGCCGTGTGGCGTGTCGCTGGGATGAACTATCGCAAAGTTTTGCGAAGTCGTCAAGCAAAGTTTTGCGACTTGGCGTGTAACAGTTCCGGGTCCGCAAAAAAATCCGCCTGGGCGGGTTGCGCAACGGTGTTAGCGCTTAGGGCTTTGGTGCGCAGCGGTGCCTATGCGGCCTTGTCCGGCGCCCACTCTGGCAGCACGCCATGTGCTTCATAGTGGGCGGCTGCGCGCTTGCGCAGAATGGCGATGCGCTCAGCATCGGTTCTGTCGGTCACCAGGTCCGCCAGCTCCAGCCCGAGCGCGGTGGCGATTTTTTCCAGGTCGCCCATGTTTGCGGATGGCGTCTTTGCGCTCTTGCTGTCAGCTCCGGGGCGCTTCCCGGGCTGGTGGCAGTACTTGACCGTGTTCGGGGCCACCCCGGCCTTCGCGGCGAGAGACGAGTAATTCAGGCCCGCGGCCTTCAAGTAGAAGCCAATCGCCTCCGCAAGTATTTGATTGCCTTGTTTTTTCTCCACGCTAGAAGTGTCGGCAAGCGCACTCGCAAAGTGTTGATTGCGTGAATCGCAAAGTTTTGCGATACTGCCAACATGGCTATCGACCTTGACGTTGCACCGATCCGGGAGGCCCTGAAGGGGCGCCTTGGCTTTTGGAGACAGATTTCTAGCGAGTCCGGCGTCAGCTACTCCTGGATATCGAAGTTTGTCAACGGGAAAATTCCCAATCCTGGGGTTGAGACGCTTCGCGCCTTGCGCGACACGCTGGCTCGTCCCGCTCGCCGCAGGTAGGCCGCCATGGCATTGGCATCTTTCAGGGTGAGCCAGCCGCCATGCCCGCATCGAGATGATGCGGGGCTGCGTTTGAGTCTGGAACATGTATTGCCTTTGCGCGCTGGAAACAGACCACTCTACGCGCCTTTTGCGAGTTATGACAGCGCCATGACTGTGCGTTATGACGGCGGCGGACCTACATGTTTTGTGGGTGCCCTTGATGCCCAAATGGGCTATGCAAGCAGATCGCCCAGCCAGCGCTGCGCCGCAGCCGTCACCTCCGGCCCCAGGTCGGCGTATGCCTGCGGCAGCACGGCATGCACTTGCGCCGCCCTGAGCGACTCTTTCAGCCGTGGATCGCGCTGGACCAGCAGCCCAAGCACGACCGTTGCGGCCAGCAAGCCGCCTTCCAGGCGCACTAGGCGCGCATCCAGTGATTGGAGTTTTGTCTCCATTGCATCTCCCAGTCATTTCAGTGTAGGTCATAGGCTGGCCGCCATCAGCAGGTATTCCGCTGCGATGCAGCGCAGTGCTTGGCGCACCAGCTCTCGCAGCTTGGCTGCGGCCCATTCGGTCGTGTCCATCATCGCTCCGGTGTAGTGATGTCCGAACTCTCACAGAGCCCATCGGAAAGAGCACGCAAGGCGCATTCGGCCGTCTTGCAGGCGATGCAAGACCCTGGGACCGCCCGCAACGTGGCGCAAGTGCTGGGTGTCAGCGAATCGACCGTGAGCCGCACGAAGACCGAGAAGCTGGAGGACGCGCTCGTGTTGCTCTATCAGCTCGGCTTCAAGGTCGTGCCGCAAGAGATGAAGTGCTTCCCTGCCGACTACGTGCAGGCCCTGCATGCCCTGGCCGCGATGCACGTGGCCGAGGGCCCAAAACTGGAGTGGGACTGATGAACCTCACCATTGAAGAGCTTGAGCGTCGGCTCTACGCCGCGAACGACGAGCTCGGCCTGCGTCAGTTGTGGGAATTCGATGAGGCGATTGCCTTTGGCGAGATCCAAGACGCAGAAGCTGCGCTTGAGAAATTCTCAATCCTTGCCCAGGTACACCTGGAAGACATCGAAAGGCGTCTGAGATGACCCAGCTCGATTTCATCGGCGGGCTTCCGCCGCCACAAGGCTTCCGCGACATCCGCAACACCAGATCGAGCGCGGCCGAAGAGAAGGCTCAGCTTTGCCTTGAGCTGGGGCGCTTGTGCATGAGACCCCCCCCTGGGGTTGTCAACGGCGGAGTCAAGCTAACCCGCGATTGGGTTGCCTCCCAGAAGCAAGGTCTGGCGCTGGCGAGGAACCCGCGCGCCTCGATCCCGCAACTGACGATTGCCGTGAAGGCAATGCGGGGGTTTGAATGACCGAAATCCAAAACCTCGAAGTCATCGTCATCAACAGCCAAGCAGTGCTGAAAGAAGTTTCCGCGCTGCCCCAGCAGACCGAGGCATCCCTGCACAGAGCGCTGGCAGCTGCACACAACGCATTGCAAGCACTTGAGGCACTTGCGGCCTACCAGTGCGCGAGTGTCTACATCGAGAAAGCGAGGGCGGCATGACATGCACCACAAAGACCAAGGCCCTGGAGCGACTCATGCGCTCAGGCATCAAGGTAATCGACAAGTGGGTGAGCTGCAACGGGTCGCGGTTCAAGGCTTGGAGGATCGTGGGATGACCTGGCCCGCAGACCGATCCGCCTGCTATGGCCTGTGCTGCCCAAAGCACGGCACATGCACTCGATACGAAGCCGTGGACGGCAACAAGAACGAGCATCAGGTGTTCATCGACAGCTGTGCTCAAGGCAATGAATACCCGCTCTATCAGCCCCGCAAGGTGATGCTGATGGAGCTAGAGGCGGGGGCGCGCGATGGCACGCTCTAGGAATATCAAGCCCGGCTTTTTCACGAACGATGTGCTGGGCGAGCTGCCGCCTCTAGCGCGCCTGCTGTTTGCTGGCATCTGGACGCTGTGCGACCGGGAGGGGCGTCTTGAAGACCGCCCCAAGAAGATCAGGGCCGAAGTGCTGCCATATGACGAGTGCGACGCAGATGCCCTATTGCAGATGCTGCACCAAACGGGCTTCATCGAGCGATACGAGGTCGATGGAAAACGGTACTTGCAGGTGAAAACCTGGGCGGAGCATCAGAACCCTCACATTAAAGAAGCTGCTAGCACCATACCAGCACCATGCAAGTCTGGTGCTAGTTCGGTGTCAGAACAAGGCGAGCAACCGCCTCAACCGGAACGAGCCGGGCTGATTCCTGATTCCCTCTCTCTTGATTCCTTGGAAAAGACAAGCAACCTTACGGTTGCTCCCGCTCCGCCTTCGGCCGAGCAGCCCGCGTTAGCGCTCGTTGCTTCGCGCCCAAGGCAAAAGAGCCCGCCAGACTGCCCGCACCTCGCGGTTTTGGCGCTGTGGGCGGAAGTGCTACCGCACCTCCCTCAACACCTCCCTTCGCAGTGGCGAGGCGCGCGGGCCGACCACCTCAGGGCCCGCTGGCGAGAGACGGCAGTCGAAAAATCATGGGCGGATGAAGCTCAAGGGCTGGCCTACCTACGCAAGCTCTTCGGCTACGTCGGGCAGAGCATGTTCCTCACCGGCAAGTCCCCGCCTCGCGGCGACAAAAGGCCGTTCGTGATCGAGCTGGAATGGCTCGTAAACCCGACGAATTGGGCCAAGGTCATCGAAGGCAAGTACCACCAGGAGACAGCATGAGGCGCACCACGTTCGATGAAAACCGCGATCAACGCGCAGTTGATGAGGCCGTCTCTGGCGGTTCATTGATGTGCTGTGCACACGGGTGCCCGAACCGTTGGACTGTCGATAGCGGTGATCGTGGCATTCACCGGCTGTGTTCTGCGCATGCCTGGTCAGACCGGGACAGGTGGCCGAGTATCACGAATCAGCAGCGCCTTGGCTTGGGGCGGCCCGCATGAACCGCCAAGACGCCCGCACGTTTCTCAATGCCGTCCGCGCCGGAATGGCGGCATCACGGACTCAGGTGCTGCGTGCTCTCGCTGCCACTGGCGATCTAGACCCGATCAAGCGCGAGCCAGAGCCCGTGATTGAGCCATTGCCTCCGGCCTGTGCTTTGCCGTCTCAGGTCTCCGGGAGGCGCAGGACAAAGGTCCGTGAGCCGGAAGTGCGGCACTTTCCGAGCCTTATCGTTTTCAAACCTTGGAGCAACCCACATGCAGCTCACGGCGCATCTTGAGCAATTGGCAAAGCAGCCCACTGGCTACGCAAACAAGGAGGTCATCGGCTGGACCGAAAGATCAATCTGCTGCACGACTACGCGGCTAGTGCGAGCTGGGCGGGTTTTCACGCTGGCGTCCATGGGCGGGAAAGCTGAGAAGCGATATTTCGACACCCGCGAGCGGGCTGATGCGTACTACGCAACTCCACAGCCCACTGTGCTGCGCAAGTCGGGTAGCGCGAACAGGCTGGCGCCTCCAACACGAGGCGGCCCAGCCCGCATGCCTGGCGAGCCAATCATCACGCCTCAGACGCGCATCACGTACGGTAAGGCGCCTGCTGAGCGCGTGTACCACACCAACACGCACGGGGGTGCTGCATGACCAGCGACACGGTTGTTTATCTCGCGCATCGCACCAACAAAGCGGATACCGAGTGGCGCGAGGACTTGGCGTGCAAGGGTTGCAGGAACAAGACCTTTGCGGTGGCTTATGACCTGCCAGCAGATCAAGGCGGGTTTCCAATCATGCGATGCGCGTGCTGCGGATCGCTTCTCGGCCGCATCGGCTGGGCACCGGAGGATCAATGAATCCAAAAGACATGGGCGAGCGGATCAAGCGCCTGGACCTCATGGCAGCGGACCCTCTCCTTGATTTGACCAAAGGCGAGCTGTCAGCAATGCGCGCCATCGTCGAAGAGCTTCGCGAAGGTCAAGAGCTAATCGAGCGAGTCACCGAAGAGTTCGATCTTGACGCTGGCGAAGTCAGTCTTTCGCCAGTCGAGCAACGCCTATACAGCAAGGCGCTGACGCGTTCAGCGACCGTGCTCGATGCTCCACAAGCCGAGGCGGTCGGCGAGGTTGTTGAACACGCAGGTAATCGAACATGCCCACCATGCACCAGCAATTGCAATCAAGGCCGCACATGCGCGGCACAAGAAAAACCCGTGATGCAGTTGGACCCGGGCGTGCTCTGGATATGCCTCACCGCCTGGATTGCGGTAGCGGCCACGGTGGGCATGGTGTGGACTATCGGGACACTGGCGGGGCTATGGCAATGAGCAATGCAGACAACGGGCCTCTGGTGCCGAAGCGAAAGGAACAACGATGGACGAGCGCACGAAACTCATTGACTGGTCGGCCCGCAACCACGAAACCAAGTGGGCGGCACTGCAATGGCTGTATGACGCTGCCGTAGCCGCAGAGCGCGAGCGGTGTGTTGACGCAGCGCTGGCCGAGATTGGCGATGGCTTCGAGAACCTGGCGCATCGCGTGGCTAAGGCGATTCGTAGGGCCTAACGTTCCGGTTGAGCGGCTTGCCGAAGGCAAGTCCGGCTCTCCAACCGGGGGTTAGGCCCCTGTATCCGAAGCGAGGAAACTGATGAACACCTATGACACTGACGCCCGCCGCCTGAACGTGGGCACCTTCTGGCGCAACCTGCGCGCCGTGCTGCGCCGCTGGCTGGACCGCGAGCGCGAGCTGGTGAGCCTGCGCAATGCCGTGGGCATGATGAGCGAGGCCCGGCGTGGCGACGCTGCCGAGTGGCACGCGATGGCCGAGGCCAGACGCGGCGATGCTGCTGCTATGGGAGAGATGCGCGCCGATGCGCTGCGACTGCGCTGGCTGACTGCAGACCACGCCGACCCCGAAGTGCGCGAGCGGGTTCGCTCGATCTGTCAAAGCATCCCGGCGCGCGGCATTGGTGGCGCCCGCCTGGACATTGACGCGAACATAGGCCGTGGGGCCCAACGTAATTTGTACGTCACGTGACGCCTAACTTGGCAACGACTATGACGCATAACTTGGCCCCATAAAAATGCGCCGCGCAGCAAAAACAGACGCAAATCACGCCCAGATTGTGAGCGTGCTGCGCAAATGCGGGTGCGATGTGCAGAGCCTCGCCGCTGTGGGTGATGGCGTGCCCGATTTGCTGGTGCACCACCGGCCGACCGGGAGGCTGGCGCTGGCCGAGATCAAGGACGGCGACCTACCGCCGAGCCGGCGGCGGCTGACCGCGGCGCAGCGTGAGTGGCACGCCCGCTGGCCGGTGACCGTGGTTGAGACCGTGGAGCAGGCGCTGCTGCTGGCCGAGCGACTCAGCGCGGGCTGGCTCGTGGTGCCGCAGCCGAGTGGCCGCAGCGAGACGGCCAAATGAGCAATCAGCCCTTCGGCCAGAGCATCGAGCGCCCCCACTCAACCTCCTCGGCCCGCCGCTCGGCCGTGAGCTTGC